TCGCAAAAGGATCATGGCCACGCATGGCATCGGCTTGGGGTCGGTTACTGCTGTGCTGCAGTGACGACTTGGGAATAACCGGATAAGCAAAGGTCAAGGCCAGGGCGTCGCCCATATCCGGAGAAGGTAAGCCGCGCTTCTTGATATCGTCTTTCGATTCCAGCTGAATCTTGCCAGCCGAGTTGTAAAAGTAAGTCGGTGAGGCCAGATCCTGCTTCAAGCCGATATCATTGGGAATGCAGCCGCCACCGGTCAGCCAGTCTTTCAGTTCGCACCACATTTCGGCACGCTTGTTTAGGTAGCGGCCATCGGTAGGCTTGCCAGCAAAGGCCACCTCAGTGACCTCATGGCCCAACTGCCTGAGCCTATCAATCACCCCAGAGCCTGCACCCGCGTCGATAAACACCGCATCCAGTTGCTTGTCCATCATTTCACTGGCTACCCGTTGCGCCAAAGCCATGTTATCAATGCCACGTAATACAATCGGCGTATGCGTTGCCAGGCCTTGACGCATAAAGATAACTGATCGGTCATCACCAAAGCGCGCAGGATCTACACCCATGATCTTCGGAGCATAGTGGATATCAGCATCAAGTATGCGGCGGGTAGCTCCTGCCTCTATATCCGACAACGACATCAACTGATCATCACCAGCCGCAGTAAAATCACACAGATATTCTCTCGCAAATGAGGTGTCTGCCATGTCCCGGCGCAACCGTTCCACTTCAGCCTCATCCAGTGAATGAGTATCGTAAACCGTATAACGAGCCGCGTGCCAGTCATCGTACCCGCCGGATCCTGCCCTAAAGTACAATTCTGAAAACAGATTGATGCCGGACGGGGTTCCTATGAACAGCGCCCATCCCAGCCGGTCTGACAGCGCCGGTTGAATAATATCCTGCCAGACTTCAGTCTTGATTTGTGCTACCTCATCAATGACGACCCCATCTAACCTGACCCCGCGCATACTGTCCGGATTATCGCCGCCATAGATCCGGATCAAAGCGCCATTGGATACCAGGCGCACTGACAGTTCCGATTCATTAATCTCCACCGCGCCGTACTGCACCATCGGCGCCACTTTTTGTTTTAAGCGGGCCCAGGCGATGGTACGAGCTTGCTTCAAGAACGGTGCCACATAAAAGAACATGCCCAGATCCTTGTCAAAGCGCATGGCCTTGTTAAGCAGCTCCATAATCGCCAGCTCGGTCTTGCCGGCTCGGCGGTGCAGAGCCAACACCGTAAAGCGCTTGCGATTCCTGTGACATTCCTTTTGCCATTGGCGGGGAAAATATGCCAGGCGTACTTCGGCTTTATTACTCGTCATCGGCGTCCGGCACTCCAGTGATCACATTAAGAGTCACGCCGCCTGAAACATCCAGCTTGTCGGTAAACATCTTCAAATGCTTACCATGCAGTTCACAAGCCCTTAAGGCCGCAGCATGATTAATCATGGTCTGGTTTTCAGCCACCAGGCGCATGGCATCCTGCTTGACCAGTTCGATATCAGTTAGCACTTTATCGGTAGTAATCTGGGTACGTTGTGAGCGTTCCAGCATCGCCAGCGCTAAAGCCTGTTGAACCAGAGGTTTACGAAGGTTTTCATTACCGATTTGAACCGCAGTCTTGAGCGAGTAACCGGCACGGGCCGCGGCCTTGGCTGCGTTCAGATCTACCAGATACTCATCAACAAAAGCCGACTGCTTGGGCGTCATCCAGCGCTGCGCATAAATACGCGTGCAGTCATTGGAACACCACAACAGCGTGACCTTATTGCCGGCCACCAGTGTTGGCGTGACATCATGGCCGCATACTACACAAATGCCGTCATCACTGAAGATGCTGGCTTGCTGGGGTGGTGCTGTTTGTTTATTCATAACCTACTCTCAATCGTTGACCTAGCTGTAGCCGCGCATGTTCAGACTTGAACACCCCGGACTCAATCACCTCACCCGATGGCAACTCAACCCGCAGCGCCGTCGGCTTGCCGAATACCTTGTTAATCGCCATCAACCATATCGCCAGGGCCGGTGCTTGGCTTTGGATGCTTGCCCATTGCTGTTGTTTGTCGCTCATCATTGATTCCTTTACCTATGACCACTATGGCCAACCTATGACCGCTCCAGCCCTTGAATTATCTGGCTTGGTCAGGGTGGTCAGGGTGGTCATAGGTCTTTTTTAATAAAATATTATTACAACCTGTCTGGCTATACCTCACACAGCGTACAGCCAGCCACAGCAGAATTAATACCTATGACCACCCTGACCACCCTGACCAACCCACGAACCGCGCGGGCTCCTGTTTTTGTCTACCTATGACCAAGGTCAGGGTTACCCCTGACCGCTAATCCAAACCCCACAGCTCGGGGGGCGCAGAAAACCGCGCCGAAAATTGCTCTTGAGACGCTTCCAGTGTTGGCAGCATGTAAAATGTTTTGCGTCCCGGGTTACCCAGACGTGGGCGGCAAGTAATCACCCCCCACTCATGGAGTTTTTTACCCAATACCGTTGAATGTTCCGGGTGAGTGATCTTGTGGGGGTGGCACCAGGTGAAGTACACCTGTTGCAACTCATCAATCAGGATCTTCTCCGGCCAGACATAGATATCTTCATCGGCATAATGACTATCCATCTTATTTAGCCAGCCGCGTTGCAACATATCAAACCACCATTGGACGATCGAACCACCTGAACGAATCTTCAACTCCCAGCCATTGATCTGCAAATGAGCAGGGATAGACCGTGGATGCCAGTCAGTAATATTCCAGTCCAGCAAATATTTCATCAACGCTTCCACGCCGCCATTGCTCATCTCGTCCCGGATTTCCTTGAAATAGGCATAATCACCTTTTCTGGCATCCGACACATCCGTAATCACATAACGCCGGTCATCCTCGCCGCGCGGTACCGCCCAGGCTTCATTGGTGGCAAAAATCATCCTTCTGAAACTTTGAACCATGACCAGATCCCGACCTTTATATTCAATCGGTTGAAACTTATCGGTAATCATGGATTTAAGTACGCCCTGGGCCGACTTGTCACCGCCCCACACCGACTCATTACAAAATACCAGCAAAGAATTGGCCAGATGCCCGGAAAAGCGGCCGGTAATTTGCCCCATCGAAGTCAAGGCCAAAAAATGCTCATTGCCGACAATGGCCTGCAAGGCATCAACAAAAGTATTTTTACCAATACCTTCACGGCCACGGAACACCAGCGCGGTTTCTGGCAGCTCTTGCGGACGCTGCACCAAATGCGCACACCAGTAAATAATGTAGGTAAACAGATCATGATTACCGGAACAGATCACATCCAGCACAAAATCCAGATACTTTTGACAGGAACCGGCCTTGGGTTCCGTGCCCCAGCCTGTCCACAGATTTAAATAACCAGGTTGCTCCTGCCCCGGCGAAAACACCATGCCATCAAACTCGGCACGGCGCTCATGGTTCAGCCAGTAACTACCCAAACCGACCTCTTCACCCTTGTGATAAACCTTGCGGTTACAGTAACGGGTTTCAAAATCAGTCTTGGAAGAAAAGGTCAGCAACTGCCTGTCCATGACCGGATCATAGTCCCGGTTCATAATCACGATCCGACCACCAATCGGCAATATGGCGTGCTTTAGATTTAACTCGTCAACACGACCCTCATCACCGTCCCGTTTTTTGGTTTTTCCCTGGTCCCCATATTGATTGACAACCTCCATTAATGACCATTTAGGCACGCTGGCTTTTTTGGCGATCATGGAAGTCAAATGCTGTAGAGCTGGAGACGCTAATTCAGCCGCCGCCAGTCTGCCCAGCAATTCATCCGTCAAAAAATCAAAGTCATCAGACGCCTCAATCAGCACTTCAAACTCTTTAAGCACCTGCTTGGCAGGCTTTACTTCAGGTTTTATAGTCTCGACAGGCTGTTTCGGTGCATCGACTGCACCTTCAATTGCCTCCCGTACCACTTCCAAACCGCGTAACCGGTGCAAATCGTTAAAATCCGTCGGTACCTTGCCATCAATCACTTCGTGCTTTAAAAATGTCGGTATTGAAACCAAACTCTCGCTCTGCTCCGCGGCTCCTTCCGCTTTAATCAGACCAATATTGCCCTCCCGAGATGAGTCATTATCTGCACAAATGATGATGGTAAAGTCCGGGAACTTATCCCGCATTACCTTGGCTACTGCGGCCAGATTACCCGCATTAAACGCCACCGCAACCCTGAAACCGGTTGCTTCAAAAATACTTGCACCGGTTGCAAAACCCTCGCAAATACACAACATCGATTGATGATTACCGATGGCAAAATAACTGCCGTTAATTTCGCCGCCGGTCAAAAACCGTTTACTGCCATCTTCCTGAATAAACTGCACACTGGTGATCACCCCGGTTGCATTCCGTAGTGGCACCAATAGCATATTCTTCAGGCTCTTCACCCCGTAAGGCTTGACCTGCTTGACCAGCAGATAAGGATGCTCGCCAGCTTTCGCCAGTTGCGCAATCCCCTCTAAATAAGCCGCCTTCTCACAGGCTTTCTTTCTGACCACAAGCAGCTCAGCTTCGCGCAGTTGCTGGGCTTCTTGTTGCCGGCGTCGCCACAATTCGCGTTCTTGTGGTGACAGGGTTTGCTCGGACTTGGAGCACCAGGTTGTCTGATTCCCGGTTTTCCAACTGCCAAACGAACCGGCTGATAAATTGCCGTCGACAAACAGCACATACCAGCCATTAACAGAACCCGACTTGTCACCCTCGACACGATAACGATGGATTTTTCCATCGGGTTCTATATTTAGTGTACTGTGTGGCGCAATCCCTGAGCCGCGCAGTGCATTTAAAAAACTGTCCAGATCCATACTGGATAACAGGCTCATAGATTAAATCCGTATGCTAAACTAAGCGCTAAACTTAAATATCCGGGAGCGGCCATGACCACCATTACTTTTGATACTTTAAAATTTGCCAATACCCTTAAGGCTGCGGGTGTTCCACCTGCACAAGCTGAAGCAGAGGCAGTCGCTATCTCGGAAGTGCTTGAAGTCAACCTAAAAGACCTAGTTACAAAAGACGATATGACG